CGACGATTGGTCGTCATCGAACAAGCGGTGACGATCTGCGCAGCCCGGTCGTTGACCTGATCCGGGATCGCCTTCCACTCCGTCATATCGAAGTAGACCGCCGGGTCATAGACAAAACTCAGGAAACGCGTGTTCAGGAAATACATCCTGCCAGCACCGCAAGACGGTGACCAGACGAGCGGGGTGTTCTTGAACTTGATATTCTCGAAGCCAAGATCCGCCAGTTTCTTGTCCTGGATCTGGAACTTGTCGAGGATGTTATCCTCATATGCTTCGTGAACTGTCTGCGTGGTAACGATGATATCAGGACGATCCTGCATGCGATTGTTCTGACAGTTGTTCAACATAGTACGCATACGAGCCGTACCGTTGGTTGCAAAACCAACTGCGTTGAGGTTGTCCGTCTTGTTCCTCCACCACGTCTCGGTGGACTGCGGAACGTTGCCAACCGTTGCAACTGCAGTCGGGTCATCAGCGACAAGGTGCTGCAAACCGTCGAAAGCACCACCTTCGGAACCCGCACCTGCGAACAGGGTGGTTTCCAAAACCGTGGTGAGCGACTCCTGCGCGTTGTTCATCTTGGCAGCGGCGAGGTCGAGGATTCGGGTCTTACCCCGATTCTTCTGATCGTCGACACCGAAACGAACGATTGGCGCTTGCAGATACCGCCAGTCGTAGATAGCGTTGGTCAGGAACTCACGATCGTTCAGCGGCACGGTGCCACCACGACCAATGAATCCTACACCGTCATTCTCCGCGTACTCGAGAGTTTCGAGGATGTGACGGCCGCCGGACACGCTCTTCAGCTTACCTTTATCCTTGAGCCAGAACCAGAACGGTGTACTATTGAACACGTTGTCAATAATCTCACCGCGCATGTGCTGCCAGGTAGAGCTGTAAAGATTGTCCAGCACCTCAGTAAGGGATGCTGCCATGTTAATTACTCCTAATGATGGTCATTACCGTTAATCCATGTTGTCATCGCCGCCCAGAGACTTCAGTGCAGGGAACTTGGACAAGGCCTCATCCCAGCTTTTCTCAAGGGCTTCGCTAGTCGTCATTTTGGGAGGTTCTTTCCCATCCGCACCAGCCGTCTTTCCAGTGCTCGGTCTGTATCCACCAAACAGAGTGAGTCGTTCATCCTCCGGGTTTGGCTCATCCTTCTTCTCGACATACTTCGCATCAATCGTCTTAGCTTTGTCTGGGTCCGACGTCCTGGCCAGAGTATACAACTGTTGGATTCCCAAGGTGGGGTGCTGCTTCGAAAGTGCAGCAATTTCAGTTCCCCAATCTTCAAGGTCCTTGTGGTCTCCACGAAACTTTTCAATCTCATCACGAGCTCGACCATTCCTAACTTCTTTGAGACCGCCATCCAGCTTGGTGTTGAACTCACCGAGTTTGGTCTCTAAGATCTTCCCGACGTTCTTCATAAGAAACGTTGAGAAAGCCTTATTGTCCATCGAATTCACGTCCGGCTCATCATCCGCATCATCATCATCCTTCGGAGGAGTGACGGTAGGTGGAGTTGATTGCCGAAATGCTTGAAACTGCTGAGTCTGTAGTTGCACGATTTTAGTTAAACCGCCGACTAAGTTTTTCAGCTCATCGAAGTCCTTCTTAGCGATTGACTCCACGGGAGGAGCACCTTCGAAGAACTTAGGAATAGAACGAACTGGACGAATTCTCATACCTTTACCTCTTCAGTTTTAGCTTGATCAGCTAGTTTCTTGGCCTCTTCTTCGGCCGCCTTTTTCGCATCTTCTTCAGCTTTCTTAATGAGAGCCTGTCGGTCAGCAACTCGTTCCAGTGCGCGAAGGCGATTAACCTCAGCGTAGAGTTTGTTACTGGTTTGATCCAACATTCTCGCATTAATACCCGCAGCTCCACTCAACTTAACTTCGAGTGAGCCATCCGCCATATAGCGGATTACTGCCGTCTGTATAGCAGCTTTCGTCTTTGCTACTGGTAAGTTACTCATAAGTTATGTTCAAAATTTGAACACCTCTATGCTTTGTCTTCAAGATAACGACTAATGCTTCCGTTCTGTTGCATAACATCCTTCAAATGAACCGCGTCCCTAATAAATGTAGGCTCGTCAGTTGCGTGTTCCCAACCTGGATCGCCTTTGGGAAAGCCTTCACGCGCAAACACAACTTTGGGGGTACCAATGATCTGTCGAACATGAGCACCGCAATTCGTACAACTATAGCCCGGTTTCACACGCAGAGTGTGTTCCTCCAACCGGCAGAGGATTTCACTCTGCATACCGCAGCTCTCGCATTCCATCAAGTAGATCATCACCGTTGGCCTCCTGTAGGAGCCTGTTGTCGGGGAGCTGGAAGCGCAGCCTGACGTTGACCGACAAGCTTTTGATACGCCCCAGGAAGTTGCTCCATCGGAACTGGATTTTCGGGGCTCATCCCTGGGCCACCCATAACCGGAACCATCATGTCGTCAAAGGCTAGACCATTCATTTCCCGAAGGAAGTATTGGGTTAGCTTGACGGGGTCAACTAAGGGATTTTCCTTAAGCATCTGGTAGGATGCCATAGCCTTCTGTTGACGCACTTCTTTCGTCTCAGGTACACCGCTGTCAGGATCTACCTTGATGAGATACTGCCCGCGCTTCAACATCTGTGGGCGGAAAACAACCCACAACTGAATGCCAAGTGGTCCAGCAATGTCGATCACTTGCTCCTGATTCCAGTGATTAAAGACAATGGGATTCACATCGTTGATCACTTTCACCAGCATGTCGGCAATCAAATCCCTACGCTCGTCTACACGAATCTCAGAAGCAGCTTTGACCGCTTGTGTTTCGGTAGCAGTAGGGCTATGGCTACCAGGCTTAAACTCACCAAACTCGTTACGGCTAAAGCCAAGTGTCTCGCGAACATCTTGCATAACCTCCATCATCGATTCAGTCAAGTCCGATGGGATATTCTCACCCGAGAGTTGATGGATAGCGGTGCGAGGATCACCCTCAGTAAAGGCAACCGCAGCTACATCGCTGTTCAACAGCTTGTCAACTTCCTCCTGTTTCATCTTACCACGCTGAACCAATAACTTCAGCACGGAAAGTCTCCGATGGTACATGCGGAGAGTTCTAACCTCGTTGATTTCCAGCTGATTGGGTTCCAAAATCTGTGCGTCAGGAATGCCCCAGAAGTTCTCATCATCATCGTTGAAAATGAGTGGATTCGAAACATCGATACCAAGACGAAAGAATTCATCATCTTCAAAGAGTAGACTCTTATCCTGGAGTGTCGGGCTGATGATAAACACCTTACCGGTTTTACGATCCCGAATCTCATACAGGTCAACTGAATCTACAGGATTCCGTAACTCGAGTTTCTGTTTCGTCTCGAGACGATATGTAGCAGGCTGGAGATCCTTGTTATGCTTGAGACGCGGATCGTTTCGGACATCCTCAATAGGACGACGGATGATATAAGCATCCCAACGAGCATGGTCCTTGTCGATCGCACCAGCTTCTATGACATAGCTATCTACTGGTGAACGCATGAACCACGGCATGTTAGGCTGCACGTTGATATTGTACTCAAGTGCTTCCTTGCCCCTCACCAGCGGTGCAACCGTATCACCTAGTGATTCAGGACTTGCCTGGTACTGACTACCAAAGCCCAATTTACCAATACCGGTGCCAAACATGAAGTTATCATGAACCATCTTCTTAATTTGCTTCTTCATGCCCATGCGAGCTATCATCTGATTGTCGATCCGCTCGAGCATTTGAGCCATCAAGTGATGCTCCAAGCCCGCTCGTTGAGAAGTCACACTCACTGCAGGATCGTGAAAATAGATACGTGGCACCATCGTTCTGAGCATCTTGAAAAACAAGTTGCTCGGCAAAATATCTGGTTGCCATAGGCCGCGATAGTAGCTTCTCCATCGAGACCACTTCTCCTCGTAGGCATATTTCTTCCGGAACTCAAGACCCAAACGAATCTGGCGAATCCAGAAGTTTACGTCGGGTTTCCCTCTTGTATAGCCTTCCATCAGATAAGCTCCAAAGAACCAAGTTTTGTCATCCAGGGCTTATAGACAGAACTCATACCTGTGGTCCAGATTGGCTCAGGGATTTTAACCACTTTCGCGGTGAACTCCATTCGCCCGAAGGATTCATCTGGATTTCTGCCATGCGCAGTCGCAGCATATGTCCAACCTCCCGGGCCAATGAGCTTACCCTCTGTACTCTCTACCACACAGCCATCGAAAGTATGTTTCTGATTACCTTCATCCAAGCCCAAGATGGGAATACCGATCGAGTCCTTCATTCCTGATCGGACCAACATTGCGGAACAATAGTCCTTAGTAAACTTCTGACCATCACAGACGCCTAAGGCGACTCTGTTAAGGAACTCAGCAAGAGGTTCCATCAATCCCTCGATGAAAGCATACATCGATGGGAACTGAAATCCAGCGTAGGTATCAGTTACGAAGACACCTTTCTTACTAGCGATACAACGAACACTGAAAGGGCCATGATAGTCAATAGACTTCAAGAAGTTGCCCCACGGTTCAATCGTGGTGGACATCCATTCCTTGTCAGCTCCCCACAGAAGGACACTGTTCAGTTTGCCCTCACCCTCACTCTTGATCATAAACGGTCTGACCCACTTATTACCGTCAAACCAACCCATTACTGTGACATATTCACCGAACTCGGGAGTTTGCAACAGGATCTTCTTGTTCAACGGAAGTTGTGTTACAGCCCAGGCCAACCACTCCTGATGATCACACGTAATTGTATTACGATCATGCCGAACCAGAGTACGAGTAGGATTCCAATCAAGAACCTTAGCATACATCGACGAAACATCGTCAAGTACCTCGGTTTCAGGAAGTGACACTCCCAGCTTTTGACCGACGATGAACTCCTTATAGCAGTCGATGTTCATCATATCTGTCATTGGCGAGGACCCGACGATTGGACGATTATACTGCTTCGCCCAATCATAGATACTGCTATTATGCGACTGATCCATCACGATAAACTTGGAAGACTTAATCGCATTGTGTGGATGTGTGACTTTCTCAAACCTGCCAAACTGTTCTGGCAACTTTGTAGACGTGTAAAGCCGTACCTTGTGACCTTCATCCACAAGGCGATTGGCAATGCCATAGAGATTCGACGAACCTTCAGTGCAAACGAGAATTTCCACTATCGTTACCTTCATGCTGATATGGAATGGGGTACTCACCTTGCTTATCACGGTGTCGCGCGCGTAACTCCGAAAGCACGGTGTCTAGATCGAACAAATCTTTCTTCGCTTCAACTTGTCTCGATTCCAGGTCAGCCCTCTCATAGATGTATGGGCAAGTTCGCGCACCCTCTACACCTATTGCTAGGGATAACACTCTATCGTCAAAGCAGCCTTCCATTGCAACCAGCTTGTTGTTGTCATCTTCCATGAAAGTGTTCAGTTCATCCTTACAAGCTGGGCTATGAATCACGAAACCTTCGAGAAACTCCTTCCTCAGACCACCGATGATGATCGGACGAGTACGGACAGTGGTCTTGTAGCCATACTGCAGGAGATTGTCACCAGTCTTGTCGTTCATGTACAGAAGATGAGCTGGATACGGATCAACCACTGGATCATCTTTAGGGAAACCTTCAAGGAGCTTGAGCAAAGTCACTGCACCATGGTTATTCGTCTCAACCGTCACGAAAGCATCATTGTAGTGCTTCCCGAGACGGATGATTGTCTTAGCCAAGATATCAGGACTAACAGTATCTGAGACCCATTCACCCACTTGCTTCCATTTAAAGATGTCTATTACCTGAATCACAGAACGATTCTTACGTACGCCACCACCAACGTCCACACCTAGGGCATATCGACTCTGATGATGCTTATAATCTTCCTCAAGTGCCCACAGATTGCGATCAACTTCCTGCATGTGACGCCATTCGTTGGTCACCTTGTAAGGAATGACGCTAAAGAAGCTGTAACCTGAGTTCTGGAAACATTCATCCAGGGTTTCTGGATACTCCTGTTTCCACAACCTAAGGTCTAAGTCGAGTTCATTCAGCTTTTCTCGTCTAAATGCGAGTCTCTCTAATGAGACACCACGCTCATACAGCTCACGTTCCTCAAACTCATCAGTCATGGATGCCAGGAACCGAACTTGTTCCTCTGCGGACATGTGTATAACGTACGCGGGGTCGTCCAGCCAGCTGAAGAAATGCATCCTGTAACGGGATTTTCCCTCATAAGCACGCATACACTGACGATGATACCAGTTACCAGTACCGTTACCAGTACTTTCAATTGCAATCTCGCCATTTAAAGGTACTGCCTGAAAAAGACCCGATGTAAGCGACTTAGGATCATCCCAAAACGCCGCTTCGGAACAATGCAAGTTGGTGATGGTGTCACCACGACCGAACTTGCGCGCACCGGCTGTACCAATGAAGAAGGTAGAGTTTGTTTTCGGGAAAGTAATCTCTGACTTGCTGTTGATAGAAGTAACTGCCTTAGGTCCACGGAGATTATCCAACATATAGTGCACGCGACCTAGCGCTCGCTCGGTAGCTTCCCGGTCATGGCTGATTACAACGGCACGGGTGTTCCGGTGACTGAGACATCGCGCTAGGTAACGTGCGAGAAAGTATTGGGAGATACCCAACTGACGAGCTTTTGGTACTATGTCTCGTCCAGTCAAGTGTGTGTCAAGCAGGGACTGACTATGATTTAATAGGAACGGAACATCCTCACCGTCTTTGTTGATGATCTGAAACATTGACTCGATGATGAGACGTTCTTTAGTAGCCATTATGCACCCCGGCTCATATCAACCGGTTCAAAGGTCATTAATCTAACCATTGGTCTAACCAGATCGTAAATGATATTCTCTTCAGCTTCCGGTTGTCCAGTGGCATTCATGATAATGTTGACAGCGGACATCACTATGGAGTTACCCTCAATCACTAGGGACTCATTACCACCGAAACGAAGGGTCACATCCTGTCCTTGCATCGTCGCTTGACCGATATCCACCGGCAGAGTTGCTGCTGCTAGGATGTTGATGTTCTGTCCTTGAGCAGCTATCTCTCCGGCAACACCAGGATTCGTAATAATGAAGGGAATATCTTGACCTTCTAGCGCAAACGGTTGATGCTCAATCGGAAGAACATATGCTTCATCCGTTAATAGACCAACATCGAAACTTTGCACTGCTGCTTGACCAGCTTCGATAGTCATGGAAGCATTAAACGTTACAGTTTGACCTTGAGCAGCTATGCTACCAACATCTACAACAAGCGGTGTATCGCCTGTACCTGTAGCAGCGTTAATATTAAACGCTACCATTGAGGTATCGCCGAAATAGTTAGCAGCAGTGAAACCAACGTTCACACTACCCGCTGCACCAGCCCACAAGCCAACTGTCAGAGAACGAGCAAATCCGAAATCAATCTCACCCATCTCAACACCTGGAGCATTCGGGGCACCAGGAGGACCGACGTTCATCATTACTGCGTAGACACTATCACCAACTGCAGTGGCCACGTTCGTACTAACTGCCGCTTCATTTACGACAGCATCCACACCAGGATCATCAGGATCGCTAACTTGAACACCTTGCAGTGTAACAGCGACAAAACCTAAAGCAGGACATTCCGTAGGAGTGTTTACTACGATATCATCAGTTCCAGCTCCTGGACTGACAAATCGAAATACGGACACACTAGCATCTATGTAGGTATATACTAATTGACCAACAATACCTAGGAAATCATCGATAGTACAAGATTCGTGGTTACTATGATGGACGGCCACATAAGTAACGAGATTAGTTCCCACGCCAACTGTATGAGGCTCTGAAAGCGTAGTAACGCCTGCACCAGTTGCAGCAACTGACTCATCGCCTAATTTAGTTACAGCCATGTTACACCAGTCGGTAGTTAGTAGGTTCGCCGATCCACGCCCTACCAACTAGAGGTTGATAGTTGATGCCAATTGTCAACTTACGACCGATATCCGTATAAAGATTAGCATTATGCGGATTGCCTAAGTTATAGTAACCACCACCACCCACATCGATACGTGAGATAAAGTTTGTATTGATCAACGGTCTTTCACCGGTATCATTCGGAGTGTTTGTCCAAGCAGTGGCACGTTCAAATCGTGGACCACTACGAGGAGATATGCGCATAGCAACGACACCATTTGGT